GGGGTACTTCATATGGTGAATACAATCCATACGCAAGTCCTGAAAATCCTTGGGTAGTTGGTAGTCCAGGCACTTGGAAACTTTCTATTTATGTTACCTACACAGCTATATCTACTCAGACAAAGACGTGTACGATAGCCGGAATACTCAAAGAGGAAAAAACTTAGCCTTTCTCAATAGATGGGATTGTAAAGGAGATAAAAACAGATACCTTCACAGGGGATGGAATAGTAAAAGCGATTCAGACAGAGACATTTGATGTGGATGGGCACATTATTTCTAGGGAAGTACATAGTTATACAATTGATGGAGTCATCAAGCAGATAGTATCTGAGAGTTTCACGGTTGATGGTTATATAGTCTTCAGAGAAACAGAGACTTTCACAATCGATGCCATTGTTAAAGAACAAAAAACTCAAACCTTTACTATTGATGCGATTGTATTGGTTGTAGGGACTCAAACCTTCACGGTTGATGGAATAGTTAAGGTTGTTCAAACTCAAACTTTTACTATTGACGGAGTAGTAAAGATAATAATTGAAAAAACTTTTACCATAGACGGAATTATTTTAATTGAGCAAGTAAAGACCTTTACTACTGACGGAATTGTCTTAGAAACTAAAACTCAGACATTTACAGTAGATGGAATAGTCTTCGCTACAAATGAAAAGGCTTTTACTATTGATGGAATTATTTTCGCTACTAATATCGAAACCTTCACAATAGATGGAGTTATTGAAGAAGTGCGGACAAAGACCTTCACCATTGATGGTATTGTACTGGTTCGGAATACACAAACCTTTACCATTGATGGAATTATTGTTTTGCGGATAGAGAAAACATTTACTATTGATGGCATTGTCCAAGAGCAGTTTACAAAGACATTCGCAATAGATGGAATAATTGTTAATCGATTAACTTTTACTTTTACTGTTGATGGAATTGTAAGGGAGGAAAAAACATTCACCTTTACGATTGATGGATTGATTGTTTTCAGGGAGACTGAAACATTTACCGCAGATGGTATTGTTCGGACAGAACAAACAAAAACATTTACCATTGACGGAGTAATTGTAGCGGCTGGTACTAAGACTTTCACTATTGATGGTTTAGTTCAAGTACTACAAACTCAAACATTCACAATAGATGGTCTTGTAAAGATTATAGTTACTAAGACCTTTACAATAGACGGAATTGTTGAGGAAGTTGGAGCAATAAGTTTCACAATAGATGGAGTAATTTTAGCTACTCAAGAGAAAACATTTACTATTGATGGTGTTATTGAGGAAGTTAAAACAACAACTTTTACGATAGATGGAATTATTGAAGAAGTAAAAGTTCAAACATTCACGATTGACGGAGTTGTAGAAGCTGCCCAAACTCAAACTTTTACTATAGACGGAATTGTTTTAGTAGAAACAACAAAGACTTTCACTATAGATGGTGTAGTTGTTTTTGAGGTTAATATTAAAACCTTCACCATTGATGGACTTCTTTTAGCCGCAACACAAAAGACTTTTACCATTGATGCTGATGTTAGAGGGGAATGGACAGTTCATATAGATAAAACGGGTGAAAGACCAAGTAAATATGGAGATAAACGTGCAGGGAGACTATACAAAAAGGAAGCAAGGCCACTTTACTAATGTATAACAATGAATAGCAGGACAAAAATAATCAATCCTGATGTTTTTGACAAACTGGAAATTGAGGTTGGAGATACAAAACAACCTATTTTTTACCCTCAAGTAAAAATAAAGCGGTGGGATAACGAAGTCAATGCTTCTTTCAGGTTAATTGATGATGAACCAAAACAACTTGTTATTAAAGGCGAAAAGATTAAGTTGGTTGGTAACAAAAAAGAGGTTCACTTTTACGAGCTTCCTGTAAGTAAAGAACTCCAAGAAGGTGGTTACGAGTTTGAGGTTATTTTAAAGGAAAAACCAGCTTCTAATAAACTTGAGTTTTCAATAGAAACTAAAGGATTAAGCTTTTTTTACCAACGAGAACTTACTCAAGAAGAAAAAGACAAAGGAACAATAAGGCCAGATAATATAGTCGGTTCTTATGCGGTTTATTGCTCTGAAAATAAGATTAACTATGTAGGGGGGAAACTCTATCGGACAGGTAAAGTCGGTCATATCTACAGACCAAAAATCATTGATAGTGCTGGTAATTGGGTTTGGGGCGAATTGAACATTGATGTTAAAAAGAAACTTCTTACAGTAACTATTCCTCAAGAGTTTTTAGATACTGCTGTTTACCCTGTGAGGCACGCTGCTGGATTACTTTTTGGTTATGACACTATTGGTTCAAGTGGCGTGGATATTTCATCGTATCTTTCTGGCTCTTTATATACTGGGGAAATAGGAACTGCTATCAGTATGACTCTTGCCGTAGATGAAGTTTTCGGGGGAACGATTTATAGCAATACAAGATGTGCCATTTATAGACAGTCTACCTTAGCCCTTTTATCCAATGGAGTTACTGATGAAGAGTTAATTCTCTATGAGGACGAACCCGGTTGGAGAACTTTAACATTTTCCGAAGGCCCAACATTACAAAATGTGGATTATCTTCTAATGGCTTGGTGTGCGGTATATGAAGGCAGGCTTCCTTCTCTCAAAATGGATGAGGGAGAAACGAATCAGCTCTATCGTCAATACATTACATATAATGGATTTCCAGACCCTTTAGTTCCTTCTTATCTTGATTATAAAGTTTCTATTTATTGTACTTATCAATCGAGGGCGGTAAAGACATTTACTTCCGATGGGATAATTGTTGAAAGAAAAACTGAAGGGATTACTATTGATGGGTTAGTCAAGGCTACTCAGGCCAAAACCTTCACTATAGATGGTGTTATTAGACAAACAGTAACTAAAACCTTTACTTTAGATTGTGTAATAAAACAAATAGTAATAAAAGTTTTTACTATTGATGGAATTGTAAAAGAAATAAATACAAGTACTTTCACAGTTGATGGAATAATTAGAGAAGAAAAAACTGCGACATTTACTATTAATGGCATTGTAGAGATTCTAGGTACGAAGACATTTACCATAGATGGAATAGTTTTAGTTGTCCAGACAATCCCATTTACTATAGATGGTATTGTTCAGGAAACAAAGACTATTACCTTCACGATTGATGGCATTATTCTAGAAACAAAAACAAGTGCATTTACAATTGATGGCATAGTTCTTGTACCAAATGAGAAAACTTTTACCATAGATGCGCATGTTGTAGGAACAGGAACAATTACTTTTACGATTGACAGCCTTATAGTACAAAGAACCACAAAAACTTTCACCATAGACGGATTGGTTGGACCTCTCTACTACTTTTTAGATGATGACCTGATACCTAGACCAAACTCATTAACGAGAGAAGTTATATGGCAAAAACAAGATATGACTACGATTGATGGTAAAACTTCAAGGGATACGGGAATGAGAAAAGAAATCTATATGTTAACTTGGGAAATCTTAGATAGGGAAAATGCAGATTTAATTATGGGAATAGTTGAAAGGAATACATCTGTTAATTTCAAAGTTAATGATGGTAAACTACAAATAAATGAGGTAAGTGTAATACCGTCAGTACCTTTGAGGATATATCGAGCATTAGGAAGTGATTATCTGGAAGGTTTTATTTTAATATTAACTGTGGAGCAAGGAACTTAATATGGTACAGAAAACATTTACAACAGACGCAATTATTAGTCCAAATTACTATTTCTTAGATGGGAATGCCTTGCCTAGACCTAGTTTCTTTAATCGAGATGTAATATTTGTGGCACGTGATGGTACAACGGTAGATGGTAAATTGGGAAGGGATTTAAGATTACACAAAGAAAGGTTTTTGTTGGGTTGGGAGGCTCTTTCTAAGGATAAAGTTGATTTATTATTATCTATTGTGGAGCAACCTCAGCCTGTAGAATTTGAAGTAAATGATGGTAATTTGCGAATTAATAGGACAGATGTGGTAACAATTATCTATACAATTAAATATATTACGCCAGGGAGTGATTATTTGGCAGAAGTCTTTATTGGGCTTACTGAGGAGCTTTAACTTGACAAGTGATATTTACAAAGTCATAATTTAGACCAGAGTATGGCTGATAAAATGCTTCATACAAAAGCGGAAGTAATTAGTGGGAAAATTAAGGAGAGTGATGGTATTCTTGATGCGGTTGTTGGCTCCAGTGATGTTTTAGATAGAAGTAACGATATAATTGACCAAGTTGGTTGGCAATTAAAAAACTACAAAAAGAATCCTGTTATCCTTTGGGGACATAATATTAAAGAAGAAAGACCTCCTATTGGTAAGGCTCTAAGAGTTTGGCTTGACAGAGGGGAAGGCAAGGCAAAGAAAAAGGGAGAAGCTAAACTGATGTTTAAAGTTCAGTTTGACCTTCAAGATAGTTTTGCTGCTGAAATCTTTAGAAAAGTAAGAGATGGTTTCCTTAGTACTGTTTCAGTAGGATTTCTCCCAGGTGAATGGGAAGCAATAGATGAAGATAAGCCAGGACGAAGGTATCTACAACAAGAACTTCTTGAACTTTCATTCGTGCCAGTACCAGCAAACCCTGAAGCATTGGTTGAATTAAGGAAAGTGAATATTGAACCTGTCGAATTAAAAGATTTGTACCCAGTAGGAAAAAAGGGTAAAGTTAAGAAAACCAAAAAAGATGAAAAAGTGGAAGAAAAGAAAAAAGAAAAAACACAACAAAAGACTAAGGAAAAGACGAAGAAAAAGGTCAAAACCAAAGATGTAGAAGGTAAATCGGTAGATATTGCTAAACCTTATCCCAATGAACACGCATGTAGGTTAAGAAGACCGGGAGACTTCAAAGAAGGTAGCTTCAGGAGAACAAGTAGAACATCAGGTGGAAAGAAATATGGAATTATTATGGGAAGATTGAAGGGAGAGACTACAATGACCGAGCAATCATATAGATATCCAAAAGGAACTTGGAATGCGAGTAGTGCAAGAGCACATTGTAAGAAACATGATGGACAAAGATTTGAACCTGCGAGTGGAGGAGCTTCAACACCAAAGGAGGAAACAGAAACAAAAGGAGTACTTCCATTTAAGGATTTAGGAATACTTCCAGGAAGTGCGTCTTGGGATGGACCAGGTGAAATGAAAAGGGCGGAAGTTTCAGATTTGAAATTAATATGCACATGGTTTGATAGTTCAAAATCTGATGTTAAAAGTTCTTACAAATTGCCTCACCACAAAGCAGAAGGTCACAAAGCAGTATGGAGAGGTGTTGCTGCTGCCATGGCTGCCTTATTAGGAGCAAGAGGAGGAGCTGATATTCCTCAGGAAGATAAAAGGGGAATTTATAACCACTTGAAGAAACATTACAAACAATTTGGCAAAGAAGCTCCTGACTTTAAATTAGTTGAGGAACAGGTATTAGAGAGTCTTGATGAGGAAATTCATGCTTTAATTCTTGATAGAGAAGATAAATACGCAATTAGATTAATAAAGAGAACTCTGAAAGAGATTAAAGAGAATAGAAGGGTTATCGAACCAACAATAGTTGTGGATGAGAGAGTTGATAAGAAAAAGATAGTCGAGGCATTAAAGATTCTCGATAAGGCGACATCATTATTATCAAAAGACATTCAATTGGAAGGAGGTGGTAAAGAAGGTTAAATCCGACACCTTCGGGTAGTAGGTAAATCCTTGAGTGGCAGTTTTTGATGGCTGTTAAAACAAAAATAATATGGGTGCAAAAGATTTAGAAAAAGATTTGTTAGAAGTTATAAAAAATCATGGACTGAAGGCGGGTGATGGTACATCAACCGAGTCTAAGAAGAAAAAGAAGGAAAAGAAAGGCGACAAAGAGATTGTAGCCAGTTTGGCAGAGGGTATCGCTAAGAAACTAGCGAAGGCCGTTGCTAAGAATAAAGGCTATGGAAAAGGTACTGAAGACGACCTTAAAAAAGATGTTAGGGCCAAAATCTTTACCAGATGGGCAGGAGTTAAAGAAATCAGTTTTCCAGCAGACGTTACTAATCTAAGTAAGGATGAGAAAATTGTTAACTTTTTTAAAGCTCTTGTTTATCGACATGCGTCTCCTGAGGCCGATAAGGTACTGAGGGCGCTTGTTGAGGGTACAGATTCAGAAGGAGGGTATCTTGTTCCTGAGGAACTAAGAACAGAAATATTTAGGATTCTTCCTGATGTTACTGTTATGCGAAACATCGCAAGGGTTCTTCCAATGTCGACAGACACTTTACTTCTTAATAGCTTAACTGCAAGACCAGCCGCTTATTGGACTGGTGAGTATGCCTCTAAAGCAACGACTTCAGCAGAGTTTGGTCAGGTATCACTATCACCTAATGACTTAGTGTGTTTGTTACCAGTTTCCGACCAGTTGTTAGCTGATGCTAACATCAACCTCGTTCAGTTCATCATTGAATTGTTCGCTGAAGCTCTTGGATTGGCAGAGGATAAAGCATTCTTTACTGGTACTGGTACAGGACAACCTCGTGGTATTAGCATTGAGGCGATTAATAGTATTGCTGTAGGTGGAGCTCTTGGTTTTGACGATGTCATTGATTTGATTGACCAAGTTCCAACTCGCGTATCTCAAAGCCCTGGTGTGGCCTTTGTTGGACACAGGCGAACCAAGAGGATTTTGAGAAAGTTAAAGGATGGTAACAACAACTATATTTGGAGGGATATTGGCACAGCCCCAGGTGGGGGTACTGAGTCAAGAAGACTTCCTTCAACTTTGTATAGTTATCCTTTCTACGAGCAGAACGATATTTCCCAGGGTGAATTGTACTTTGGGGATTGGAGATACTACATCATTGGTGACCGTCAGACTGTATCTGTAAGAACAACAACTGAGGGTGGAGAAGCATGGCGCCGAAACG